AGATCAAGAAGTCGCAGGTAAAAAGAATGAACTTGAGTTCAGAGAATGGGTAGCTGAAAGACTTGAAAATGGAGAAACCATCAATGAAGCTCATTTAGACGTATGGAATAAAAAGCATGTTGAATTAACAGGTCAAGAATCTAAATATATACAAAACTTTAAAACTGCCGAAGATAGAGAAGATGACGAAGATATAGAAACCTTAAAAAAACTTAGAGTTAATAGAGGTTATTTAGTAGAGGCTGATTTAGATGGTATGTCTATGGCTGTTAAAACTACATTCATGCCACAAGTACAAGAAGATGCTCCTCTAGCTGCTAAGAATCCATATGAAAAAAGTGCTAAGAGAAGGATAACTGGTTATCTTAATCAAGCTACAAATTTAGGAGCAGGAGATAGGAATAGCGGTCTTTATGAACTAGCTTTAGATAATTCTACTTTTGACTATGAAAAACTTCGTCAAGAATATATAGCTTTAGCTATGACTCCTAAAGATGCACATGATAAAGCACTTAAAGATGTTAAAGAAAAATTCTTAGATGAAGATGGTAAATTTAATCTAAGTATGAGTCAAAGTGAATACTTTGAAGAACGTGAAATACCTGATCCTAAAGAAAGCCAACAACGAGCTTTAGATGGTGCTTCATTATTAAATGAATACACATCTATTGATGATAAATTAAATTATCTAAACTCTAATGTCTTACCTGATACAAAGGAATTATTAGAACAAGGTTCAAAGTATGCAGCTGGTAATGGTGATATACCTTATTACTATAAATACTTAGCTGATTCTATTCCTGGTTTACAAGCTTGGGATATCTTAGATGCTCAATTAAAAGCTGCTGGACATGAAGGTTTAGGTGAAAAACATCCCATTGATTCAACCTTACAAATAACAGGTCTAGAAGATTTAAAACGTAAGCTTGGATACAAGGTTAATAGAAGTAGTATTCAACAAGCAAAGATCGATGCAGCAGATATAAGAACTTATTTTGATGCAGAAGAAGTAGGAGACTTAAATCCATACACATCAATATTTAATTCAGAATCAACACTCATGTTTGAAGGAATACTTACTAACTAAAACACATGGAAGAAGAGTTTAAGTTTGCAGGAGAGAATGATTTACTAGAAGAACGTATTCAAGGTTTAACAACAGCTCTCCAACAAGCAGACGAGTCCCAAGGGACTGAACAAACACCACAACCTGATCCCAATATTGTTGATGGTCAGGATATAAGAAATCATCCTGAGTATGACTTGCTAAGGTTAGACATACCTTGGGGTGAAGAAGAATCTAGAGGTGAAACAACTAATCTAGAAATTTATGATACAGCTGGTTACCATCAACGATGGCAAGATCGTGTAAAGACATTCGGTACTTCAGCTTCTAATACTGGACCTGATGGACGCATTGATCCAATAGATAACCCACATGCTATTTGGTTAAGACGTAAACATGCTTTAACTAAAGAAGGTGATGTAGGTATTGAAGCAATTAACTCAATCAAGAAAGGAGGTTTAGATCTTGTTTCTTCTGTATTAACTGCACCAGAAAGAGCCGTTGATATGGTCACTGGTCAAATGCAGCATATTAATGGAGAGTTAATAGACAAGAGAACAGGTAAACCATACAAACCTGATTGGGATCCACTAGGTGAAGTCAAAGACTTCCACCAAAACTCATGGTGGGGAAAAATAGCACAAGCTGCTACTCACTACGGTGTTGGTGGTGCTTGGATGTCTAGATTTGCTCCAGCTGGTGCATCCTTAACAACAAAAGCTTTAGTTGGTGAGGGGATTTTAGCTGCTGTTTCTGAGTATTCCCAAGGGGATAACGTCACAGGTCAAATAGCTAAACAAATACCTTGGACTGAAGAAGTATTTCTTGGACTAGCTACTAAAGATAATGATCACCCACTTACTTTGACATTTAAAAATGTCTTAGAAGAATTATCAATGGCAAAACTATTTGGTTTTGTAGCTGGTAAATTTGATAATGCTGAATATGCACTTGCTAAAGCTGATAATGTAGATAATCAAATCAGAGAGAAAGGTAAGTTAGAACTCGAAGAAGAAATAGAGTTTGATACAACACAAAGAATATTTGAAATTGATCGACAGTTAGGTGGAGAGGTTGTTGATGTTGATGTCTTAGCTGATCCAAAACCTATATCTCCAGCCACACCAAAAGGATTACCTGGTACTTCAATTAAAGGTCAATTACCACAAGGTGCAGCTAAGTATAAGTCAGGATTTAGAGGACATAAAAACAAACCACTAGCTCAACCTGGACAAGGTTCACCAGCTTCCACAGGTAAAGCATTTGATATACACAGACAATTAAATCGTGGTGAGGATTGGGGAAATGATATTGGATCTACGGATTCAGTAATGACTCCAGCTCAAGCTCAACGTAGTGGTGAAACAAGTGGTTTTACTCCAAAGTTTCTTAAAGAAAAAGCTAAAGAATTACTAGGTGATTCAAGATACCAAACCTTAATAGAAGATGCTAAACGAAATAAGCAATCATTCTATGAGGTATTTGAACCTGCTTATAGAAGGTATCAAGAAGTTATGGGTAGACGTGCTACAGCAGTAGATACACCTGACTTCTGGGAACCAATAATGAAGGATAAGAAATTCCAAACAGGTTCAGGTGCAAGTACAGAAAACTTTGAAGCTTGGTCTATGGAGAACGTAGTAGCAGCTGATCTAATTAATGGAGCACTGTTTAAACAACTACGTGATCTTGGTATAGCAGGTAAAGAACTGAATGATTACACAGATATATGGGCTGCTGATGGATTAATGAAATCTATTGAGGATAGACTTATATTTGGTTTAGCTAATGTTAAACGTTCTAGATATTTAATATCAACAGAGTTCTCTAAATTAAAAGGTCCAGCTGCTACTAAAGCTGCAGCAAAGCGTACTAAAGAACTTCACGATGAAACCGTAGATGGTGTGAAGTTAATGATGCAGATGATGAAGGAAAGTGAATCTGATGAATTAGCACAAGGAATACTAGAAGTGTTCTCCATGTCTAATAAGGTTCAGAACTGGATGGACTTTGATAAATGGATGAGACAAAAGATAAGAGGTGGAGCATTTAACGGCAAAGTAAAAACAGGTGTATTAATTAAAGAGTTACAAGGTATGTTTGTTAACTCTGCACTTAGTGGTCCTAAAACACCTCTACGAGCAATCATTGGTACTACAAGTAACTCATACTTAAATTCACTACATACAGCTGTTGGAGCGTTTGCTAGAGCACCTTTTACAGGTGACTTCAGACTTGCTCAAGCATCTGCAAGAAATACTTTTGGTATGTTTGAAATTATTCCAGACGCATGGAAAGTATTTAAAAGTAACTTAAACTCAAACTTTTCACCAAACTTAAACCGTTTAGAAACTAGATACTCAAAACGAGTTAAGACTGATAACTGGGAAGTAATGGGTAAATGGGTTGAAGAGCGTGGTAGTGACTGGGATAAGTTTGCTTATCGTGTAGCTAACGTTGCTCGTGGTCTAAATGATAATAAGTATTTAAGTTGGTCTCCTAGAGTCTTAGCTTCTGTTGACGATACCTTCAGATACATCATGGCTAAAGCTAGATCAAAAGAACTAGCATTTAAAGATGTTTATGACGAAGTAAGTCAAGGTAAGTTTACAGATATATCTCCTGAGTTACTTAATGCAGCTGAGGATATGCACTATAGTCGTTATTTTGATGAGGCTGGTGATTTAGACATTAGTAAAGATCCATACTTAGAAGCTCAATTTAAAGAAGTTACATTAACTACTGAATTAAAAGGATTCTCAAAACGACTAGAAGAAGCATTTCAACATACACCTTGGGCTAAACCATTCTTTATGTTTGCTAGAACTGGTGTTAATGGCTTGAGAATGAATGTAAAGAACATGCCTATACTGGCAGGTGCTTTAAAAGAAACTAGAGATATACTACTTGCTAATCCAAAGGATTTATCTGATGTAGCTATATATGGTATTAACTCCCTAGATGACTTAGCTCAAGCAAAGAACTTAATCATTGGTAGGCAGATTATGGGTAATGCTGTTGTAATGATGGGTGCTCAGAAATACCTTGCAGGTGAATTAACTGGTTCAGGTCCAGCTAATAGAAGTAAAAGACAATTATGGAAAGATACTGGATGGATGTCTAACACCATCAGTGTTGGTAATGTAAATGTCAACTTCGATACCTTTGAACCTTACAACCTTATTCTTCAAACAATTGCAAACATAGGTGATAACTATGCACTTGGTATGGGTGAAGAATGGGCTACAGATAAGTTATCGGTATTAGCTTATGCAATTGGAGCAAGTATTCCTGATGCAACATCCAAATCTTACTTACAAGGTTTAAATCAATTTGTTGAATTACTATCTGGGAATCCTAATGCAAGTACAGGTCGTATTCTAGGTAATTTATTAAATAACACTGTTCCTTTAAGTTCTCTTAGAAATGAAGCAAGTAAGCTTCTTAACCCACGAATGAGAGAGTTAAGTAAGAGTATCGTTGATTCAGTTAGAAATAGAAACCTAGCATTAGAATTTGGTCCTGGTGAAGACTTACCAATAAAGCATGACTTATTAAATGGTAAGCCATTAAGAGATTGGAACTTTATGGAGCGTATGTGGAATGCAGTAAGTCCTATAAGTTTAAGTTTAGATAAAGGTCCAGGTAGAACTTTACTTTGGAACAGCAACTATGACTTAAAATTATCGGTTCTTTCTACACCAAATAACGGTCCAAACTTAGTTAATGAACCAAAGATTAGATCTTTATACCAAGAAGCAATAGGTAAACAAAACCTAGAAGCACAGCTAGATAAATTAGCTGAACGTGAAGATGTACAAGCTTCAGTTAATCAAATGTTTGCTGATATAAAAGCAGGTAGATTTGATTTAGATCCTGCAAAAGCTTATTTACATAATGATCTTATAGCTAAAGCATTTAAACGAGCACAAAAGAAAGCTTGGATGTCACTACAGAATGAACCTGATGTAATACGTCTAATGACTGAACATAAGGAAAAAATAAAAGCAAACAGAAGATCTAGATCAGATACTCAATCATTACTAATACCAACTAGATAACCACCACCAATAATTAACAACACAATAAAATGCCAGCAACCTATAAGGATAATGGTGGGAGCGTAAATGGATCTAATAAAGTATTTACTTATGACTTTCCCGTCCTACAAACTGAAGATGTACAAGTTTCTCTTAACGGAACAACACAAGCGACAACTAAATATGCGGTATCACTATCTCCAGCAAATATAACTTTCAATGACACTAGTGTTGATAGTACAGTTCAGGAGAGTGATGGTTCTCCTAAGACTGGAGTTACAGTAAGGGTTTATAGAAAAACAACTGTTGGTAAGACTAATGGTAATGAAGATCCTAAAGCTGTATTTGCTGCAGGTTCTTCTATTCGTGCAAGTGATCTAAATGCAAACGTAGAGCAATCTTTATTCGGTATTCATGAATTACAAGAGAGACCAATACAGAGTGAAGATATTGCTAATGATTCAATAGGATCATTTAAGTTAAAAGATGATGCTGTTGGTGCAGAACATATAAAAGATTTAGATGGTAATGTTAAATGGCTAGATAATAAGCAAGCTATATTTGGTACAGATAGCGATTTCAAAATTAAACATGACGGTACACATGGTTCAATAACTGTTGAAGATGGTGATCTCGATTTAAGTAGTGGTAATGGTGATATAGATATAACAGCTCTAGGCGATATAACTATAAAGACTAATCCTTCTGAAACCGCTATTTTTTGTAATAATAATCAAGGAGTAGAGCTATCCTATAATGGTAATAAAAGAATAGAGACAACTTCTTCGGGTATAAAAATAGAGGATAATTTAGAAGCTGCATTTGGAACACAAAGTGATTTAGTAATCAAACACACTGGTACTGTTTCTGATATTAAGAACACAACAGGTGAACTAAATATTTCTTGTACTAGTGCTGATATCGACATAACAGCTTCAAATGATGTAAATATAAGACCCCTAACTGGTGAAAATGGTGTTCTAGTAAAAGGTGACGGGAAAGTAGAGCTATACTTTGATGATATTAAAAAGTTTGAAACATCTTCTAATGGAGCAAAAGTAACAGGAAAATTAACAGCTACAGAAGGTCTTGCTAACAATACCGTCACAACAGCATCTATCAATAACGCAGCTGTCACAACCGATAAGCTGGCTGATGATTCTGTGGGAGATAGTAAGCTTAGAAACAATTCTGTGACGACTGATAGGATTAATTCAAATGCCGTCACAAATGACAAAGTAGCTAATGATGCTATAGGTATTGCTGAGTTATCCGCTACTGGTAGTCCAAGTAGCAGTACTTATTTGCGTGGTGATAACACATGGGCTACTGTCTCTGGAGGAGGTGGTGGAGATGCTAATCAAAATGCTTTCTCTAATATTGCTGTTAGTGGTCAAGATACAGTATCTGCTGATACAACAACAGATACAGTAACTTTAGTTGGTGGAACAAATGTCACCATTACAACTAATGCTAGTAGTGATGAAGTTACTATTACTTCTACAGATACAAATACTACTTATTCAGTAGGAGACGGAGGATTAACTCAGAATAATTTTACTAATACTCTTAAAACTAAATTAGATGGTATAGCACCTAGTGCTAATAATTATTCACACCCTAACCATTCTGGAGAAGTTACTTCCTCAAGTGATGGAGCTACAACTATAGCTTCAAATGTTGTAGATGAAGATAATTTAAAAATTAGTAACTCTCCTTCTGCTGGAAAATTTTTACAATATAAAGATAGTACAGATGAATTGACTTGGGCGGTACCTACAGATACAAATACAACCGATCTTGTAAGTGATACATCTCCACAATTAGGAGGTTCACTTGATGTAAATAGTCAAGATATAGTTTCTACTTCTAATGGTGATATTGATTTAGATCCAGATGGTTCAGGTAAGGTTGTATTTAAAGGAAACGCTACTAAAGGTTCTGGTCAATTTAAACTTAACTGTGAAAATAACTCGCATGGAATAATAATAAAAGGACCACCTCATAGTGCGGCTGCAAGTTATACATTAACCCTTCCTAATACAGATGGTTCTGCTAACCAAGTACTAAAAACTGATGGTAGTGGAAATTTAGATTGGGTTGCTCAAACTACAGATACCAATACACAATTATCTAACGCAGAAGTCAGAGCTGCAGTAGAAGCGGCTTCTGATAGTAATGTATTTACTGATGATGATCACACTAAGTTAAATGGTATAGCAGCTAGTGCTAATAACTATGTTCATCCTAATCACTCTGGAGAAGTTACTTCAACAGCAGATGGTGCAACAGTTATTGCAGATAACGTAGTTGATGAAGCTAATTTAAAAGTAAGTAATGCACCTACTAATGGTTATTTCTTACAAGCTCAATCAGGAAATACTGGTGGCTTAACTTGGGCTGAAGCTTCTGGTGGAGGTGGTGGTTCAATCACCTCAGACTCCGACGGTAACACCGTTGCAGGTACATCGGCTGGAGAAGATTTAGCTAGTGGAGGTACGAGAAATACTTTCTTTGGTAAACAAGCAGGAAAAGATGTAACAACTGGAGATAATAATGTTGCAATTGGAGATTCTGCTCTTCAAGTAGTAACTACTTCAAGTAACAACATCGCTATTGGCAAGTCGTCGCTTGCACAATGTACTGGAGGTTCAAACATAGCTCTTGGAACGTTTTGTTTAGATTCTGTAACTTCAGGAGAAGATAACCTTGCATTAGGATATGAAGCTGGAGGAGCACTCACTACGGGAGGAAAAAATATAGCAATTGGATATCAAGCATTAAAAAGTGAGACGACAGCAAGTGATAATTTGGCCATTGGATACCATGCAGGTAAAAATTACACCGCAATAAATGGCTGTTTTATTGGACATAAGGCAGGTGAAAATCTAACAGATGGCAATTTAAATATGTGTATTGGCTACCATGCAGGTAGAAATAACGGAGGAATTTATGCAGGTGGTGCTGGTACTTATAGCAACACGTGGATTGGAGCATCATGTGCTTCAGCCATAACAGGTGGAAACCAAAATGTTGGAATTGGAGCTAATGCTTTACAAAACAATTCAGCTTGGTCAAACGTAGCAATTGGTAACGACGCAGGTATATCAAATACGTCAGGGACAAGAAGTACATTTATTGGAAGATATTCTGGCACTACAAACACTACGGGTAGCTACAACTTTTTTGCTGGATACTATGCTGGAGCAGATAATACAACTGGTTCCAATAACACTTTCATTGGAGACCAAGCAGGTCATACAGGAACAAATAATCTTACAACTGGCAATAATAACACTTTAATAGGTTCTAGTGCAGCAGCTAGTTCAGCCACAGTCTCAAATGAAATAACTATTGGCGATAGCAATGTTACTTCCTTACGTTGTCAAGTACAAACCATTAGCTCTCTTTCTGATGAACGAGATAAAACACAAATAGAAGAATTACCTGTTGGATTGGATTTTGTAAATCAATTAAAACCTGTCAAATTTAAATGGAAATCAAGAGAAGGTATAACAAAAGATGGAACTACTGAAGCTGGTTTTATAGCTCAAGATTTCCAGAAAGCTCAAAAAGATAACGACGTTGAGTATCTAGGGTTGGTCATGGATAATAATCCAGATAGATTGGAGGCTTCTTATTCAAAGCTAATTCCCGTACTTTGTAAGGCGATTCAAGAATTAAAACAAGAAATTCAAACACTCAAACAAAATGGCTGAAAAAACAACTGAAGAAATCGCTAAAATCTACGCTAGTGCAGGTGATAGCGTTTCTTTAATCAATCAAATTGCTGCTCAAGATACAATTAGTGATAAACAGAAAGAAACGTTGGAAAGAAACGTAAAACATTTGGAATTGATAAGAGAGTTCAAGAAAGAAGATACTACAACAAGTATCTGGGGAAGTGAAGATTTCTCAACACATGAAGCTGCTATTACACTAGGGAAATCTAAATATTAAAATACATCTACCTAGAGCAAACCTACCAAAACCAGATGCTCTTTACTTCAAACCTCCTACAGCTCGGATACCATCATATAAACCAATGGTTATACCTCCGAGTGATCTGGAGGCTCCTGAAGATGTTAAAGCTGAATCATCAGAACAACCTGAACCACCCAAATTACAAATACCAGTAATAGATATACAGGTACCTATACCTGAAACAGCTGTGGTGATCACTGCTGTTACTACTGCTGTCGTAGCTGTAGCAACAACTACAGTTACTCAATCTTTATTTGAACCAATTAAAAAGAAAGTTCAAAAACAACTACAAGCTAAAGTTAATAAATGGAAGGAGCAGCGAAAGAAAAAGAAAAAGGATTCTTCGGTAAGTTAAAAGATAACGTTGATGATCATGAAGAACAGATGGTAATCCTTGGTGCCATGGTGCGTTTGGGAGTAGTCATCTGGAGTGGTTTTATCATAACTTTAAACTACGTTGAATTGCCTATGTTTAAGAAAAGCCCAGGCGGGGATATCACATTTCCTGCTTCGATTTTTACAGGAGCCTTAGCAACATTCGGTTTATCGACAGGTAATGGTAACGGTAAAAAGAACGGCAATGGAGACACTAAAGTAAAACAATGAAGAAATGGCTAGTACTCTTAGCACTGGCATCACCCACGGTAGCGAGAGCAGAATTAGTAACCCCAAACTTCACCCAGGGTTCGATGAACAGTACAACGACAACGACTCAAGAGATCGTGGAAGAGATAACCACGACAACTTATGGGTCTGCATTAAACACATGGAGTGGAGAAAACATCACTCATACCTCAGCTTCATCAGGTGGTATAGCCGATTCAGATTCAATATACACTTTACACACAGCTGGAGATCCTTTCTCACTAGAAATAACAACAAGAGCAGCAAGTCAAGTGTTATCAGTAGAAGTAATAGACAGAGAAATCGATGTCACCTCTACTACTACCTCCTTATCAGTCTTCTCTCAGTAGCACCAGTACGTGCTGAAGATGAGACGAATAATGTTAGTAATCCCGTAGCTGCAGCGACTGGCAATGTGACCAATCAGGCGGTGCAATTCCAGAACAATGGAGCACCATCCAGACAGCACTACGGACCTAACATCTCCTGTAATGGATCAACTATGACTTTCTCACCATTCTATATGGGGAATCATACAAAACCTTGGGATATAGATGAAGACGGTAAGAGACCTTCTAGCTACACAATGGCAGAGAACTGGGGAGGTCAAATCAACTTTATGATCCCATTAGATCGTAGAGGATTAAAGCGTTGTCTATCTATTGCTGCAAGGCAAGAAGAGAAGATGAGATTGGACTACGAATTAGTTCGTGTATTGAAATGCAGTGAGCTCCAACAGAAGGGTTTCATGCTGAGACCTGGTAGCCGTGTAGCAAGTATGTGTAGTGATGTTATAGCTATATCTGCATATTTAAAAGAAACAAAAACATCCAAAGAAGATAAAAAATCTTGGAACCTAAACCCATTCAAAAAGAAAAAATGATCGTACTTATCAAGCCCATCCTCATGGCATTCCTCAGCTCTTCTGCTGTTAAGGAATTAGTTATACAACTACTAGAAGCTTACGCAGAATCTACTGATAACACCATAGATGATAAGGCAGTCGAATTGATTAAACAGAATTTATTCCCAGGAAGTAAATAATGAAAAAAGCCACAGAAGACCAGTTCAACGAATTACATAGCCTTGTCACAACAGAATTCCTTAAACGGGTCAAAAGTGGCGAAGCAACTACCCAAGATTTAAAAGCAGCTTGTGATTGGTTAAAGACTAACGATATTAGCGGTATAGCTATGGAAGGTAGTGCTTTATCTAAACTTGCAGCAATTATGCCAAAGGTAGATCCAGAACTCGTACAAACAAGACTATATGGCAAGCGGAGCGAAGTACGCTAACGGCAATTTTAAAGCTCAACAGAAAGCGTATAACAAAACAAAAAAGGGTAAAGCATTAAGAGTTAACGCTAATCGACTAAATCGACAACTAGGTACTTATGGAAATGGTGATGGCAAAGATGCTGCTCACTACAAAGGTAGTACGACTAAAGGGAGACTTCAATCTCCATCAATTAATCGACGTAGCCGTCTAAAGCGAAAACGTAAATAGTTACCCGAAATAAGAACTTAAGCGCACCCGAAAGGGTGCTTTTTTTATGTCTGAAATTATTAAGTTAGGAATATCACCAGAAGAATTATTAAAAGCAGCAGATTCAATCAAAGGTCAGTTTGTAAATAAAAAAGGGATATTCGATGCTGCTGCATTTGCTACTCAGGTCGGAGTTTCTTTAAACCAGAAAAATGGTTTTATCACTCAAATAGTACAAGATCGGAAAACAAAAGAACTAAAAACACTTAAGTTAGATGAAGGTCCAAAGTATTCACAGTGGACTAGAGAGATGGCTGAAGAAATACCACCTGAAGTTGAGAAACTTATTAAAAGTATGACTGAAGGTGATACTTTATGGCCTTTGTTTCAAGAATACGTTGCTAGTGGGTTAAAGAAAGCTAAAGAGAATGCCATCAAAGCTACACAGCCTAATTGGGAAATAGCTCAAGGTCATTTAAAGCAAATTGGTGGAGATAAGTCTGGTGCAGGTCTATTTCGTAACCCTCATGTTAGAGGTAATATATACAATGAACCTTCAAGAAGTAGAAATTTCGAACGTCGTTTACGAGATGAAAAGATACCAGTAGATGATAAAATTATTGGTAATGGTAGACGTCATCAAAAACCAGAGCTTCATTTTGACCCAGTAGAGATTGAATTGTCTGGTGGTCAAGTTGCAAATGATTGGCGTGAAGTCATAGCTCAGTTTCTTACTGATGGGATGACTGGTACAAATGTAGATGAATTAACTCAAGAAACTGTCGAGCTTGCAAGAGATGAAGGTATGTCTCTCCAACAAGCAGCAGCTATACAAGATCGTAAAGATCAATTATCTCAACAATTTAGCTATTCATCGAGTGGTTCTATAAAAGTTAATGATTTTCTAACTAAAACGGAAGATATTATGACCAAAACTGAAGATATTATGACTAAAAATAATATCTTTGGACAAAAAACTGAAGCTCAAAAACTACGTGATAAAGAACTCGAAGTTGCAGGAGGTCAACTAGAAAGAGGTTATAAGGTTATTGAGAAATCTACTAGACTTATTAATGAAACATTGTCTAGTGCTGGTGAATTTGCTGCTGAAAAT